TGATGATTGACCTGCGTTGCGGGGACTGCCTGGAAGTCATGAAGGGCATGGCGACAAACAGTCTTGATGCAATTATTACCGATCCGCCTTATGGCGTGAATACTAAATCAGACGGCAATGGGAAGTTGAATCCGTGGGCCGATTTGTGCAACTCTGCCCTCTGGTATCAAACGTGGATCACTCAATGCCGACACATCTTAAAACAAACCGGGTGTCTTTGGTCATTCCTCAATTGGCGATCAGTGGTAACATTCCAGAAAGCGGCCTGTGATTGCAAGTGGCCCATTGAGAGCATGATGGTGTGGGACAAATGCTGGATTGGTCCGGGCGGGCCTAGAGGATTAAGGCCATCGTATGAACTTGTTGCACTTTGGGCAATGCCTAGGTTTTTCATCCCCGATCGCGGCTTGCCTGATGTCCAGCGATTCCCATGGTCATCCACAAAGCCCAATGGACATCCCGCAGAAAAACCAGTAAAGGCCATGACATGGTTGGTGATGAATTCGACCAGAGAAGGGCAGACCATCTTCGACCCTTTCATGGGCAGCGGCACAACTGGTGTAGCCTGCGTCCAGACAGGGCGGGATTTTATCGGCATTGAGATCGACGAGGGCTATTTCAAGATCGCGGAGAAGCGTATCGCTGCCGCGCAGGCCCAGATGCGCTTGCCCTTGGCGGCGGCGCTGTGAAGTGTGACGTATGTTCACCAGGAGGTAGACATGGAATACAAATCCTTCTCTGTGTTTGAGTTCAAGGCGGTTGACGAGAAACAAGGGATCTTCGAGGCCATCGTGGCCGTATTCGGCAACGTGGACCGGATCGGGGACAAGATCATCCCCGGGGCGTTCAAGAACACGCTGCAACGTTGGCAGGAGAAGGGCCGGCCGGTGCCGGTCGTGTTCGCCCACGAGTGGGACAACCTCGATGCGCACGTGGGCCAGGTCCTGGAGGCCAAAGAGGTCGAGAAGGGTCTCTACGTCAAAGCCCAACTCGAGATGGATGAGCCTTTTGCCCAGCGGGTCTGGAAGAAGATGAAGGCGGGAACTTTGGCCGAGTTCTCGTTTGCCTACAACATCGTGAAAGATGCTGTGGTCGATGGCATCCACGAGCTTCAGGAGTTGGAGCTCCTGGAGGTGGGGCCCTGTCTGGTGGGCATGAACCCGGACACCCAACTGCTCGGAGTCAAGCGGGCGCTGGCCAGCCATTCGACGGCCACGAGCGATGCGGCCTGGGATGGCCCGGCGAACGAGGCACGGGCCCGGAGTGGGGAGAACGAGGCCTATTACCGGCGGATCTTCGCCTGGATGGACCCTGAGGGCGACCCGACGGTGAAGTCCACGTACAAATTCGTCCATCATGTGGTGGACGGCGACGGCAACCCTGGGGCGGCAAACATCCGGGGCTGCCAGACCGGGATCGGGGTGCTGAATGGTGGGCGGGGTGGGACGACCATCCCCGATGCCGACCGGCAGGGAGTTTGGGCCCACCTGGCGCGCCACCTGCGCGATGCCGACCTGGAACCGCCGGAGCTGAAGGCGGTCTCGGCGGAGGGCAAGGCCGGGGCGCGGCATACCTCGAAAGAGTACGAGAAGATGCAGAACATCCACGATTTGGTAGTCGAACTGGGCGCGAAGTGCGTTCAGGATGACGATTCGAAAGCCGGAGCGGACCAGGGTAAGGGCGGGGGGCAAGGTCAGACTGGAGACAGTACGCCGAGGACCCCTACGACGAGTACGCTGGCGGCGCGGACGGCGATCGAACTATTGGAGATGAACAACTGAGAGAGCTGAATGAGGAGGCTCGAGATGAATCTCAAGGAATTGAGGGAACAACTGAAGAAACTGCTGCTGGCGGCGAAGGCGATCCTGGAGGCAGCCGAGAAGGACGCTAAAGGACCGCGGGACTTGACCGCCGAGGAGCGGGTGGAGATCCAGAAGCACCTCGAAGAGGCGGCCAAGGTCAAGGAGAAGATCAAGGAACTGGAGGGCGACGAGGCCCTACGGAAACAAGTGGCCGAGATGGGAGCCGGCCTGGAACTGCTCCAGATGCGGACCCCGCCCAGCGGCTCAGGTGGGACGCCGTCCGGGAAGGGCCGGACCGTCGGCGAGCAGTTCGTGAACGCTCCCCAGTGGCAACAGTGGCTCAAGCAAATCGCTCCCTCGGGACAGATCTCGGAGGGATTGCGGGGGCTGATGTCGCCGCCGGTGGAGTTTCGCAGCCTGTTCGGGCGAAAGGACCTGATCACCGGGGCGGACGATACCAGTGCCGGCGCGTTCGTGGTGACGGACACCACGGGCATCTACGAGCCGCTGGGGCGGGCGCCGCTGAGGCTGCGGGACATGATCAGCATCCGGCAGACGACCAGCGACCTGGTGGAATTCGTGCGCCAGACCGCCATCGTCCAGCAAGCAGCCCCAGTCGCTGAGGCGAACGTCACTGACTTCAGCGGAGGGACCGGCGAGGTCAGCGGCGAGAAGCCGGAGGCGATGACCTCGTTCGAGAAGGTCCAGGCGGCGGTCAAGACCATTGCGGTCTGGATCCCAGCGACGAAGCGGGCCCTGTCGGATGCGGCCCAAATCCGGGGGATCATCGACCAGGAGCTGCAGGACGACATCGCCGAGGAACTGGAGGACCAGATCGTCAACGGCGACGGGGTGGGCGAGAACTATACCGGCATCCTGAACACGGCCGGCATCCTGCTTCAGGCGTGGGACACGGACCTGCTGACCACGACCCGGCGGGCGAAGACCACCCTACGGCTGAGTGGACGGGCCATCCCGACGGCGTGGCTGATCAACCCAGCGGATTGGGAAACTATCGAGCTGCTCCAGGACGGAAACAACCGGTACTACTGGGGCGGACCGCTGACCAATGGTCAGCCGCAATTGTGGGGCGTGCCCATCGTCGAATGTGAGGCCATCGCCGAAGGGACGGCGATCTTGGGTGATTTCCGCAAGGCGGTCATGTGGGATCGGGAACGGGCCAGCATCCAGGTCAGTGATTCGCACGCGGATTTCTTCATCCGAAACATGGTGGCGATCCTGTGCGAGATGAGGGCAGCCTTTGGCCTGGTCAGGCCATCGGGCTTCATCGTCGTGGACATGGCGGCCGGAAGCTAGGTAGGTGTGGTGAGGTGAATCAGTGGCGCGGCGGGTCAACATCCTGTGCCGGAACTACAAGGAAGACCGGATCATCCCCCGGATGGCTCGCTATCTGGCGGACCATCTGGGTTGGACCTTGACCGCCGCGCCTGATAAGACTGCTGATATGATTCATCTGTCGGCTTACTTCGAAGTGCAGAAAATGGGTACATGGCCGGACCTGCCGGTCTCGGCCTATTTCACCCATCGGGAGGAGGAGCCGGCGGGGAATTCCAAGGCGAAACTGTTCGATTCCGTGGCGAAGCGGGTCGACCTGCGGATGGCGATGTCCAGAATCTATACCCTGCCCCTGAGCCGATACGGGCCGACGATCCAGCCGCCGCTGCCGGTGGAACTGGACCGGTTCGTGATCGTAGATCGGAAGAAACACATACGGCCGGTGGTGGGACTGGCGGGGTACACCTACTCGAATCATCGCAAGGGTGAGCACCTCGTGCGTGGGGTGCTCGAATCGACGGTCGGGCGGAGGGTGGAATGGGTGGCCAGTGGGCGCGGTTGGCCGGTGCCGACCCAGCGGTATACCTGGCGGGACATGCCGAAATTCTATCAAGGCCTGGACGTGCTGGTCTGTCCGAGTCTGGTCGAAGGCGGGCCGCTGCCGGTCCTGGAGGCTCTGGCCTGCGGAGTGCGGGTCGTGGTGCCCTCCGGAGTGGGGATCATCGACGAATTACCCAAAATTCGGGGCATTTTCCGCTACAAGCGGGGCGATCTGAGCGGGTTGGTGGCGGCTTTGGAAGAGGCGGCTGACCTGGCACAGAAAGTGGATCGGGAAGGCCTGCGCCAGGCGGTCCAGGGATGCTCGGTCGCGGCCTTCGCGGAAGCGCACCGGGCCGGCATCGAGGCGCTATTCGATGTAGGCGTCGATGCCGGGATCATGGAAGAGGCGACGCCCATTGAGGTGACGACCCTCGCGGAGGTGGGAGTGAAAGTACCGGTCGAGCGGAACACGGGGACGACGCGGGGTGTCTATTGCGTTGCCTTCGGGGACCCCGCCCGGACGTCGGCCCTCCGGCTGATGAAGAGCATCAAGCGATATATGCCGGACATCCCCGTCGCCCTGTGCGCAGCCAAGAAGATCGGGCCGGAGGACATCCTGCTCGTCCAGCCGGACAGCGATGTGGGTGGGCGGCGGGCCAAATTGAAAGCCTACGAGCTGGCTCCGGCGGAGTGGCAGGCGGTCCTGTATCTGGACGCGGATACCGAGGTGGTCGCCCCGATCTATGCCTACTTCGAGTGGATCGAGGACGGCTGGGAATTCGTGATCACTAAGGACCCTCACCTGATGGACACGATGTTCGCCTTCAAGCGGAAGAATAATCACCAGGAACTGGCCGAGCTGGAACAGAAGGTGAAAACATTGCACGCCCTGCAATGGAACGGCGGCGTCTGGGCTTTCGGGCGGGGCCAGCGGATCGCGGCTTTCTTCCATAGGTGGCAGGTGGAGTGGGAACGGCACGCCCAGCGCGACCAGGGGGCCCTGGTCCGGGCGATGTACGCGGATCCGCTGAAGATTCTGCTGCTCGGCTCGGAGTGGAACACATTTCCTAAGTACACGAAGGGGATCAAGACGGCCGGACTGATGCACTATCCGGGCGATGCCCGGCGGTGGAAGGGGCTGATTCCTGGCCGGATTGATGGTCCAGCGGCCTGGGCGATGGTCGAGCGAAACGAACGGAGGCGAGCATGATCGACATCGTG